ATTTCTTTAACACTTCTCCCACTAGCATTATTATAGTCTAAAGATTCGTCATCAATGTCTTTTAAAAAGGGTAAGGTTCTAGCAATCCAAGCACTACCCCAACCTAGTGAAAAACCTGCTAGAAATGTTATAAATACTTCCATTATTCACTCGGCTTTGGGTTATCATCTTTAATTTGTTGAATAGTTGCTTTCCAGCTATCAATTCCATTATGGAAAATCTCATCAAGCTGTTGTTCTATTGGAGGGTAAGCTAACTTTCTAGCCTCTTTGTAGCCATTAGCTTCTTCATCAAGTTGTCTAGCTCTTTCGTTTTCTGCCCATTCATTTAAAATAGATTCTTTTTCTGATTCTGTATATTCTGTTTCTACGCCATTAACTATTTTTTTACCAACAGGTGGTAAAGAATTTTTTATTTCTTGAATACTTTGAGCCATTAGTGTTTCCTTCCATATAAAGATATTTGTGTTGAGTCAATATTACCCGATGACATAGATAACTTTATTCCTTTCCAAGCAGTTGATGAAGCAGGTGCTAAAGACATTCCAGCGTAAGAATAGGTATTTCCACTACTCGTGTTTGTAGAAACAAAGTACATGTGGTTGTTATGGTAAATATCATCTTCTGGAAATATATCAAAAATGTAATTTTGTGTATCTCCATTGTTCCCTTGCAAACCAAAGTATCTCCAATAGTTAGTATCTGAGCGTGTTGAACCTGCTGAGTGGTTTGTACCATTTACTTGTGTATATCTATACCCCATAGTGTATGTTCCTGTAATAAGAGTATCAGAGCTGTCAAGCATTTGTACATAAAGCTCTGCACCTGCCGAAGTTGACCTAAGTCCATGAATAACTAATTGAAAGCTGTTATAAACTGTTTTATCTAATAAATCTGAATAAGTTATAGTAGCGTGTCCACCAGAAGTACCATCTGTTGTTGCTAATAAAACATAATCAGAGCCTACATCACCCCAACTTATTGTTCCAGAGCCATTTGTTGTTAATACTTGGTCTGCGCTACCTGCTGCACCTGCTATTTCTAATTTAGCTGAGGCTATGTCTAGGACACCAGAACTATCGATACTAACTCTATCTGTTCCAGCAGTAGTCATTGTTATTGTGTCATCATCAGTAGTAGCTTCTACTACAATCTTTGTATCGTTATCACTATCTCTAAATGATGTTGCGGAGTTTGATGTGCCTGTAATGTTAATTGGGTCGCTAGAACCATCAGCCAGAACTAAGTCTATGTCTGTAGCTGAGGTACCAACGTTTGTAAATTCTATTGGGTCTGAACTTGCGTCTGAAAGTGTAAGAGGCATTTCATCATTAACACTGAAGCTAACTGCTGCTGCGATATTTGATTTTGCAACTTTCTTTAATGCAGAAGCACTTGTATCAAATGTTACTAAGAAGTCATCTTCTGCTGGAGATGTATCTTCTGTCAAAGTAGTTATAGCTGTTGTTGTAATACCTGTAGCATTACCTTCAAAAGTTCCAGCTACAAAAGTCTCTGAGCCAACTGTCCACTTATCTGAGCTTTCGTTCCATATAAGTGTTTTATTAGTATCGTCACCTCTCTCAATTTCAATACCACCATTCTCTGAAGCAGAGCCAGTTGCATTGGAATTAAGAACAATTTGATTATCAGCTAAGTTAATTGTTTCTGTATTTACAGAAGTTGTAGTACCAGAAACTGTTAAGTCACCAGATACTACTAAGTCGTTAAATGTTACATCGCTTGTTGTAGCTACAGCTTGTCCGATACTGAACTCACCACTGCCGGAAAGGGTTACACCAGTTCCTCCAGTTAGGTATGATTGAACTCTTGCATTTGTATAATAAAGGTTTGAAGAACCTTCAGTTACTTCATCAGTATCTAATGTTGCGTTTACCCAAGCACTACCATTGTATTTGAGTAGTTCTCCGGAAGCTAAAGAAGTTAAAGTAACATCAGTTAATTGTGCAACTTGAGAACTTGCGTCTCCGGGTTCCCATTGACTTGCACTATTGTTCCATTTAAGAGCTTGCCCATCACTAGGTGATGAAGTTGTGGTATCTACATCACTTAAATCATCTATTGATACAGAACCAAAGTCTATGTCTATCTCACTATTAGAAGTGTCATCAGTAATTGTAATCTTTGCAGAACCTGCATTTATTTTCTTTAATTCAAAATCTTCGCCAGCTTTTTGTTTAAATACTCCAACACCAGCTGTTCCAACGTTAGAAACTGTGTTAGTCTCGCCAGAACCAGATAGACCAGATACTGAAGATAATACAAATGTTCCAGCACTGTCATCCCATGAAACAACCTTTTGATTTTCACTTGAGCCGGGTGCAGAGAATCCAATATTAGCTAGGTCTTGTAAGTTAGCTAGTGCTATTCTTGCGTCTGCTCTAGCATTAGTGTAGTAAAGATTAGATGAGCCTTCTGTTAATCCATCTGTATCACTAGGAATATCGGAAGTTAAAGCTATTGTTCCAGTACCGCTAGGAACTGTATGTGTATTAAGAGTTCCGGATAGTGTTGTATTTCCATCAACTTCTAATCCTGTACCATTCAATAATTGGAAGTTAGTAGTTTTTAATCTAGCAGCTATGTTGCTTGAACCAGCTTTTATAGTAGCAAATTCAATAAGACCATCTTCAGTTCCAGCGGAAGCGTCATCAATCTTACCTGTAATCTTTGCATATACAGTAGAAGCTCCGCCATCATCTTCACCTTTAAATTTAATTTGACCTAAGTAATCTGCGTCAGCAGGAGAGGCACTATCTCTGACAAGATTGATAATTGGTCCAGCAGTTGAACCATCGCTAGTAGATGTGATTGTTATATCACCAGTTGTATCAATATTACCAATTCCTGTAATATTGCTTGAATTTATATCTAAGTTACCACCAAGTTGTGGGGAAGTATCTTCTAGTATATTGTTTATAGATACTGCTTGTGCTCTAGCGTCTGTGTAATAAAGATTAGTGCTACCTTCTGTTAGGTCATCTGTATCTTTTGTTCCAAGTTGTGTGTCAAATCTAGCATTTGTGTAATAAAGATTTGTAGAACCTTCGCTAATATCATCTGTATCTTTTGTAGCTAATTGTGTATCAAAGGTTGAGTTAAAGTCAGCACTGGATAATTTAGTTGCAATACTATTTGTTACGGTAGTAGAAAAGTCTGCGTCATCTCCTAAAGCAGCTGCTAATTCGTTAAGTGTATCTAATGTTCCCGGTGCTGAATCTACTAAGTTTGAAACTTGTGTGTTTACATAGCTTTGTGTTGCGTATGTATTAGTTGTTAAGTATGAACCAACTCTTGTATCTGTATAATAAAGGTTGGTTGAGCCCTCTGACAAATCATCTGTGTCAGCAGCAGCCATCTTAGTATCCCATCTAGCTGTGGTGTAATATAAGTTTGTTGAACCTTCTGATAAGTCATCAGTAGTACTTGCGGATAAACTAGAACCTGCAATAGAAATAACTGAGTCTCCACCCATACCAGAGTGTGATGAACAGTAATAATAAAGAGTATCAGAGGTTGCTGCATTAACAACAATTTGAGTATAAGCTCCAGAAGTTCCGGGAGTTCCAACAGTTGTAACACCAGTTGTATAGTTAGAACCAGAAGCGTGAGTACCATTCTTAGTTGTAGATAATACAAATGGGTGTCCAGATACAGAGCTATCTGATGTATCAAATCTATAAGTTATACCCGGAATTAATTGTATGCTTGCAGAAGTTTCTCCATCAAGGTGGTATTTGTTACCACTTACATTTGCTACTGTGACTGCGAACTCTACTATTGCAGTATTATCTTCAAAGTTTATTGTTTTGTTTGTAAGAGTATCTGTAGATGTTTCAGTAACAACAGTACTGTCTATAGATACAGCACCAGATGAAACGTTTATTCCTGTACTACCTGTAATTGCAGCTTGAGCTCTTGCGTCTGTATAGTATAAGTTATTAGAACCTTCTGATACATCATCTGTATCTTGTGTCTTAATACGAAGCATTCCGTCATTACCCATACCAGAGTGTGCTGTACAGTAGTAGTACAAGTTAGGTGTCATACCATCTACAACTATTTGTAGATATGAACCTGCTGAACCTTGCGAGCCATTAGTTGTAACACCTTGTGTATAACTAGAACCACTAGCATGTGAACCGTCTTTAGTTTCTGATAAAGCAAATGGATGACCAGATGTTGAGGAGTCTGATGTATCAAATCTGTAAGTTACACCCGGTATAAGTTGTACAGTACTTGCTAATTGTCCGTCTAAGTAAAATTTATTACCACCAGAAGCATTTGATACTGTTACAGCGTATTCAATTATTGCTGTGTTGTTTTCAAAATTAATTGTTTTATTTGTAAGCGTGTCAGTAGAGGTTTCTGTAACAACTGTTCCGTCAATAGATATAGCACCTGTGCTATTGTCATAAGTTATACCTGTGCTTCCAGATAAAGCTACTCTTGCTCGTGCAGCAGTATGGAATAGGTTACTAGTACCTTCTACAACATTATCTGTATCAAACTCTGTAAAGTCTATGCTAAGAGCTCCAGATGATTCTGTAATTCCTGTTCCACCTGTTAAGTAAGTAGAAACTCTTGCGTCAGTGTAATAAAGGTTGGTGGAGCCTTCACTTAAGCTATCAGTATCGTGATTACTAATACTTGACACAGTACCTGTGACATTGCCTGTCAAGGCTCCTTCAAAAGTCCCTGCTACAAATGTCTCAGAACCAACAGTCCATTTATCGTCTGTTTCGTTCCAAAGTAAAGTCTTATTACTATCATCTCCTCTTTCTATCTCAAGTCCACCATTTTGTGTAGCTGAACCTGTAGCATTAGAATTAAGGGTTATAACATTGTCCGCAAGGTTAATAGTTTCTGTATCAACAGTTGTAGTAGTTCCAGATACAGTTAAGTTTCCGTCAATTACTACGTTGCCGTCTGCGTCTATATTATTGAAAGTAACATTGTCAGAAGTTCCAACTGACTGACCTATTGCGATTTCACCAGATGATATTGTTACACCTGTACCGCCTGTTATATGAGCTCTGACTTCTGAAGCAGATGGTCCAGTGTATGTGAATGCACCTGTAGAGCTATCATAACTAAATGAACCATCTCCTCCAGAATCAGTAGCTGATACCGCACCTCTTGCTCTTGCATTAGTGAAGTATAAGTTAGTTGAGCCTTCTGTTAAAGAATCTGTGTCGTGGTTGGTTATTGAGGATACAGTACCAGTTACGTTACCAGTAACATTTCCTGTGACATTACCAACTAAGTCAGCAGTAACTTGATTAAAAGTTACATCGCTTGATGTTCCTACTTCTTGAGGTATTGTTAAAGTTAAAGTTCCAGCAGTATCATCATAAGTAGATGTTATACCTGTTCCACCAACAACAAGGCCGTTTACAATATCTTCGAGTGCGTCCTCTACTTCTGGTAAATCTACAGTTAAAGTAAGTTGATTATTAGTGTCGTCATAGCTTATATCTATTCCGCTTGATGTAGAATCAACCAATAAAGCTGCGACTCTATCATCTACTCTTTCTGAGGTAAAATATAAGTTGCTACCTTCTGTTAAATCATCTGTTGTAGCGGCAGCAATTCTAGCGTCTGCTCTTGCGTCTGTATAATATAGGTTAGTTCCTTCAGACAAGTCACCAGTATCTTTACCTGTAAAAGCAGTATCAAATCTAGTAGTTGTGTAATAAAGATTAGTACCTTCAGCTAAGTCAGAAGTACTAAAGTCACCTAAATCAACTGTAATAGTTGGTGTTGCTGTTTCTCCAGTATTGTTAGAAAGGTCTATACCTGTACCAGCAACAAGACTTGCAACGTAAGCACCTTCAGTATCAGTACCTAAGTTAAGTGGTTCGTTTACAAAAGCTGAACCGTTGTATCTAAGAATATCTCCTGTAGCTGTAGAAGTTAAAGTAATATCTGATAAATCATTTAAACCTGCTGATAAAGTAATTGTAGGTGTTTGTGCTTCTCCGGAAGTAACATCTACTGATATACCAGTACCAGCTGTTATGCTTTGTACGAAATCTCCTACAGTATCAGTTGCTAAATCAACAGCGTCATTAATCCATACGCTTCCGTTGTATCTTAAAAAATCTCCATTTTGTGAACTTGTAAGTGTTACATCGTTCATTTCTGCTAATGTATCTTCGGTTGCTACTTGAGAATCAACATAAGCCGTAGTTGCAACTTTAGTACTGTTATCGCTAGCAGATTGAGTAGTAGCTGTTACACCATCTGCAAGTACAGAAGTAGCAGTAACATTACCTGTTGTATCTCCAGTTAAGTTTCCAGTTACGTTTCCTGTAAGGTTTCCTGTTACGTCTCCAGTAACATCACCTGTAACATCTCCAGTTAAATCTCCAGTTACGTTCCCTGTAACATTACCAGTTACATTTCCTGTTAAGTTACCTATAAAAGTAGAAGCAACAAAAGATTCTGAAGATACTGTCCAGTAATCATTTGTTTCATCCCAGAGCAATGATTTATTAGAGGATGTTCCTCTTTCAATTTCTATACCTGCGTTTTCACTAGGAGAACCAGTTACATTATTATTTAAGACTATTGTGTTATCGTCTACTGTTAATGTTTCAGTATTAAGAATTGTTTGTGTACCAGATACAGTCAAGTTACCTGTTACAGTAAGATTATTACCTACTGTGACGTTGTCTGGTAAACCAACTGTCAAAATCTGACCACTAGCACTAGTTTCTATTTCGTTAGTAGTACCTTGAATTGTAAAAGTTTGTGAGTCTAAATCTACTGCACCAGTTCCTGTATCACCTGCAAAATCAACATCTTGTGCTGTTACATCAGATAATAAAGCAACCGTTCCAGTCGCGTCTTGAAAAGTTATTGTTCGGTCGGCAGTCGGGTCTGTTACTACTAATGTAGATTCAAAGGAATCATTAGTAGCACCCTCTAATGTTAAGGAAGGACCACCTATTGTTAAGTTAGCAGTTTGTATGGTGTTAAATTCTACAGAATCAGAAGTACCTAATCCTAAAGAGTCTCTAACTGTGGAGCCAGACTCCATAATAAAAGTACTTCCATTACCAACAATAAAGTTTCCGTCGGTTGGAGTTAACCCAGATAAAGCTTGTAATTCTGCGTCATAACCTTGAATATCTGTTCCGATTTCTAATCCAAGAGCTGTTCTAGCAGCTGAAGCAGTTATAGCACCTGTACCACCATCACTTATTGAAATAAAGTCCGTAGCTTGAAACTCTGAAAATTCGGATACGTTACCATCTGTATCGAATACATACCTAATTGGGCTTTTTGCGGCCATTATAAATTACTTTCTGTCATATCTATTTCTAGTGTTCCAAGTGAACTTCCAGACGAATTTTCACCCAGAGAGAATAGTAAGCTGTTGTCACCGGACGCAGGCATAGTTATTTTATGAGTAGTACCATTTGCTTCTTTACAAACAACTGCTCTAGCGCTAAAACCTACTGATGAACCTCCACCACTTACGTTAACACCGCTAACTGTTTGGTTAAAGAAGTGATTTTTGAGAGGCATTCCAGATATACTTCCGTCACTTAGCCTTGTTGGTATTCTACCACTCATACTTAAAGTTCTTGGTAACTTAGCTTTGAAGGTAACTTTTTTATTTGAAGTATCTGTTGTAATGTCCAATTCGTTTCTATCAGTAGTAGAATCAAATGTTACTGTCTCACTAGTTTGTGAAGCACCTAATGTTGATTGACCGCTAACACTAATAGAAGAAAAAGCATTTTGATTTGTATCACCTGTTTGAGAGGCAGCAAATGTAATTTTGTCATTGTTTTCATCGAATGTAAGTGTCATTCCAGAACCAGCAACAAAAGTAAGTGTGTCACTTTGACTATCTGCTTCTATTTGACTACCAGAAGTTGAACCCGCTCCATCTAGTGGTGATATATATTTAAAGGCATTATGTGCAGAAGTATCACTAGCAATAGTTACTGTACTACCCGAAGTTGTAATATTTATACCAGAGCCTTCAGCAAAGGTTAAAGTATCATTTGTTGAATCAGCTTGTACTGTTGTTTCTCCAGATACAGCTAGATTAGAAAAAGCAAATTGTGTGTAATCTACTGTAAGCCAAGATAAATTACCACTACCATCTGTAGATAATACTTGTCCTACTGAACCTGTATCACTATTTATAGATAATTTACCAGATAGTAGATTGAGAGTACCATCTGTTTCAAGCTTTACATAAGCTGTAGAGTCTGCACCTAAATATACAGGATTGTTTGTTGAAGTACCTAAAGATAAAGCACCATCAGATATAACAGACTTACCATCTAGGTAAAGTATGTCTTGTTGAGATTCTATTTTTGTTGTGTAATTTTCAGTTTGAAAACCTTGAAAAGTGTACGTATACGACGTACTCGTAGCCATTTCTTCCGTAGTATGTGTATTTTCAGTCTGGGCCATTATACGGGTTCTCCATACTCATCAAATTCTTGAGTATTCTCCCAGTTCCCTCCCATTTTTTCATATACAAAACGCAGTCTCATTATTTCCTTTTTAATGTCTTTATCAGTAGATTTCCATTCATCATAATCGGAATGTGTCTCGGAGAGTTTATTCATATTATGTTGAAATAAAGCTTGTTCCATATTAAACATACCTTCTAAAACCATAGACAATTTATCCCCGTGTGAGAGTAGTTTATATTCAAATGTTTCCTTTTTAGGATTAGTGGTATCTTCGGTCATATGATTCTCCCTAGAATCAATGATACTATTTAGAACTTAATCTTCGGGTTATGTTTCTATATGAGTTCTTGAATTTTGTAGATAATTCTAGTTTTTCTGACCTGTCAGCTTTAGTTTGTTCTGGTGTCATTGTTGACACATCAAAGTTCCAATCATCTCTTTTAAAAGGTATAACTTGTATAAATGGTGTACCTCTCTCTATAATTGTATCTTTTTTAGTATGCATTATTGTAGGAAAGTTTATATGATGATAACTGTCTGTTTCTACTATTCCGGGCAATACTGTAAATCTTTGTTCAAACTGGTAATAAGGAGCTATAAACATTACTGAATATCCGGGTGGTGTATATATTCTCCACGGATTGTTAAACTTTACACCTTCTCTAAAATCACCTTTTTTTAATTTCCAGTTGTGTATTTGTTGATTATTGTGAAATTCAATACCATAAGGAAAATTTTTATTGTCGTATTCAAGTATTTGATTATCTCTTTGCAATAAAAAGTCACACCACATTGGTATAATAAATCCCTCTGTAATTAGGTCTATTATTGCAGGACAACGTTTCACAGTACCACTAGACCATTTTTTAGAAGTTTCTTCTGATTTACCATATCTACCGGGAACACTTCCATCCGGTGTTGGTTGTTGGGGTATATAATCTTTCATTTCTTTAAACCATTGAGGTGTAAAGTGTGTAGATTTTTGTACTGGAGCTACTCGTTCGAGTCCTTCTACATCTGTAGAAAATTCAATGAATTGCTTTCCTCCTAAGCCAAATTTCATTTAGTTACTCGTAACTTCCACCTAAATCTTCAAATTCCTGACGCTTAGCCATAATCTGAGCTTCAACTATTTCTCTATCTTTATCATAATCTTCAGTTGCAGGCAACTTATGATAACTAGCTTCTAAAGAAAATATATCGTTTCTTAGGTATTCAAGCTGTTCTTCAGCAGTTTTTTCTACTGGAATAAAGAACTTAAAGTCTTCGTAAGCCATTTAACCCTCCAAGGTTGTTATTCTATCTTCTAGTAAATCTATCTTAGCAGATAAATCTTGGATTGCTTGTACTAATACTGGAATCATGTGTTCCTGTGAGAAACCTTTTACAGTCTCACCTTCTGGTAAATCTTCACCATGTTCTTCCGTATAGTAATCAACATTATCTAAATATATTGCATATTCACCGGTATGACCATCATCAGCAAGTGCTTGTTCTACATCTTGTGCTGTTAATGTAAATGCAGTGGCTTCTAAATGGTCAGTAATAAAACCAGATATATTTTCTTTATCAGTTAATTTAGTTTGTACATTTCCTATAAAGTTTGATTGAACTGGATTTAATCTATTAACAAAATTTATACCCGGAACAGTATTTGCATTAACATTTAGTAATCTTGAATCGTGAATAATTGTGTTGGGATGAAAGTGACTACTTACAGATATATTTGAATTAAAGTGGTTTGTTTGGTTCATATTGCCGTTACCATTACCATTGTTATGTGTAGATTGAGCATGGTTATACCCACTGTTAACTTTAAAGTTGTCATCAACAAATCCATTTACCTGTGCTACTGTTATATTGGAGCTACCATTACCATTACCTGTTCCGTAAGCAACATTATGGGAACCATTATCATGGCTACCTAAGTTAGAATTACCAAATCCAAAACCTCTTGAGTTTACGTAAGCAAGAGTTGCTAAGTTGGTATTACCATTTCCTGTATGGTCAGAACTAGCATGATGACTACTTGTATGGTTATCTCCTATAACTAAAGAACCTGTATTACCACCAGAAAGAGATAACATATTGCTATTTACCTGTAAAGCTGTAACACCTGCACTTGCAGGAACGCTTCCCCAATATGGTTTACCATTTGCAGTAGCTCTTACAACAAAGTTTGTATTTGTTGTATTTGAGTAACTACCACCATCTTCAAAAAATGCAGGACCAGACCATTTTATTCCATTTGTTCCACCAGATAATGCAACGGCTGAGTTCATTTCTGCTTGTAATGTTAAATCTCCAGATACATCTGCTATATATCCGGATTGACCATTGTTGCTATAAAACTGAATTATTTCACTAGCGCCACTTGATATTTCAACCCTTTGTCCAGAGTTAGCAGTAGCTATTGTTCCGGCTATAGTTCCATCAAGGCTTGCACCAGTCACTGTACCTGTAATAGTGACATCATGAAATGTTGCAGCATTTGAAGTTAGTTGGTAACCTGTTGAATTGTTTGTATCAAAACTACCCTCTAAAGTATTTGCATTTATACTTGTTCCACCAATAGTTCCAGAGTTAGCATTTATTGTTCCTGCGATAGTCGCAGATGAAGCAACCATAGCTCCGTTAGTATCTACTGTAAATGTTCCGCTACCTAGATTTATACTTGAACCATCTATTGTTCCACCATCTAAAATGTCAGCGTTAATAGTTCCACCAGATATTTGATTTGCAGTAATTGTTCCTGTAAAGTTACCATCTACACCAGAAAGTGTTCCTGTGAAGTTACCTCCTGCTGCACTTAAGTTTCCAGAAAAACTACCTCCAGCTGCGTCTAAATCTCCTCTAAATGTACCTGTCTCAAACTCAACAGAACCGTCAGACTTTATAATCCAACCAGCATTACCTGTAATATAGTTATCACTTCTTATTGTTCCGAGTACTGGATTTGAAGGGTCAGAACTATCTGTATCTATAATAATTTCTTTACCGCTAATAGTTCCTGCTGTTATTTTTGCAGCAGTAAGTGTATCTATCTTTGCGTCTGTAACTGCTAAGTCACCAATCTTTGCGGTAGTAATTGTTGCGTCATCAATAAATGCTGTAGATATTAATTCTTCTTCTACTTGTACTGCGGTAGATGGGTCAGACTCATTACCTGCTACGTCAACAGCTGTAACTCTATAAAAAGCAGTACCAGCGGTTGAGGCAGCAAATGTTGCTATTGCAGGAATACTTCCGTCAATGTGTCCAGCTCTAGCAGCTATCTCACCAACAAAGTTAGTAGAACTAATTGTAAAGCTTGATGTCAGACCACGATAAACATTTAAGTGGTCTATATCTCTTGGTAAAGTAAAGTTTGAAGGGCTAGATATAACTGCACCAGCAACAGTTTTTGCAGCACCAAGTTTATGTGTTATTTGTACTTTAGTTGCACTAGCAGCAATAGAACCAAAAGACCCTGTTGGAGCTGTTGGTTCGGGTGGTATAGTTGCGTCGGCAGGCATTTGTGAAGCAGTAATGACAGCAAATCCTCCAGAAAAACCAGAGTTGTCAATACAGGCAACACCAAACTCATAAGTGTTGTTTGGACCTAAACCTTTTATAACTACAGCAGTTGTACCAAACTCTACTGTTAAATATTCATAGTCAGTAACTTGATTGTCATTACTATCAATAAGATTGTTTCCGTCAACATCTGTAACTTGTCTGTATCTAACTCGATACATATTACCATCAGTAATTCTTGAGCCATCTGTGTTTGTTGGTTCGTTCCAAGTTAATTTAGCAAAAGCAAAAGGTCTACCTGCTCCGTCTTGATAAGTACCACTAGCAGCTGCAAAACTTGTAGGTGCGTCTGGTACTGTAAACTCATTCGTACCTCCAACCGCAATTACTGAGGCTGAGGCTCTAAGGTCTTCGTTTATATTAGGACTTGTAGAACCTACTTCTACCTGTGTTACTCCAGACTCAAAAGACACATAGTCTGTTAAATCTGTATAGACTCCTTCACTATTTCTGTAAAACACTCCCATACTGTCTGAAATAGGGAATGAGAGACCCATAACACGAATCTTGACAGGGTTTAAAATTTGTCCTTGATAAGCTATCTCGTGCCTATCTCTGTTTTCTAATGTAGCCTCATCTTGTGTATCTTCGAAACCAACCTCTGGGTCAAAGACAAAGATAACATCTCCTACTCCTATATCTCCAGATAAGTCATAGTCTTCTAGGCCTACAGATAAAGTTCTCTGAACTTTGTTGTATTCATTTAGGTATGCTTCTGCTCTAATATTACGCATAGAGTCTGGTACTTCATTCTCAGAGAGTATCTGTATTCTTTCTAATTCATTACCGTGTAAATCTTTGTAAGGGTTATCTTTTGCGTCTGCTTGTCCCAAGTTTATTTCTTTACCATAGTTAGAAGCGATTAGCTCGACACGACTAACAAAGTCTTCTGCGCTAAACTCTGTTTTTAAGTCTGCACCAGAATAACCTTTAACACCTGCGTCTAAACCAGATAGTCTTCTTACAATCATTCCAGTAGGTTCACTATCTTCGTGACCTGTAAATAATGAAGTACGAGGTCCTACATCAATAGTACCGTCATTCTGCATTTTAAATTCTGCGTCTAAAGATGTACAAATTGTTTTTAAAGACTTGTAAGCTGATTCCATGTAATGCTTACCTGTATATGTTTTGTTCTCTGTAGTAGCTGTAGGTGCAGAAGCACTAAGGGGAAATGCGTCCCAATACTTTGCGTTACCTCTAGTAATAACCATTCCATCAAGATAACCTTCAAAAAAGTTTCCGTCTTGTCCTTTACCAATTTGTAAAGAATCAGAACTTACTCTAACAAACAAATCTGGTCTATCTACTTCTGCTACTTGTACTCCATTTTTAAATGTTCTAAATAAATCACCCTTGTGTGATATAGCAAAGTGATTCCATTGGTTTAAATCAATAGAACCCATATCCATATTTAAGTCATCACCTGTTCCGTATCCATTACCATCGTGAGTAATAAAAGCTTTGTTTCTTCCGTTAACGGCTTTACCGAATATCCATGGTGAATATGTATCGTTGTTTCTAGCCCATACGGTAGGATTACCACTAGATGATGTTCTATATTCATACCACTCACAAGTAAACTCTTGATAAGTTAAATCTAATTCTGGTCTATCAGCTACAGTAACAAATCCGTCTGTAGTTAAATTAAGACTTGTACTACCAAATTGTGCTTGGTCTGTTGATATATCAGCAGTACCACTAAAAGTTACAAGTTGATTAGATGTAAATACAGAACCATCAGAAGTAGTTGTATCTCCATTACTACCTTCATAATTTAAAAGTAAAACTGTATCATCATACTGTACTTCTACAACAGAACCTTTTCTTACTGCTTTCTGTGTAGCGTCTTCTCCACGTAAAATACCATAAGGTGTTGAACCGCTTCTATCTAAAACATCGTCAAGAGTATCTCTGGTGTAAGACCTAACAGCACCAACCCCTGCATTTCTAGCTAATACCATTCCTCTTGAATCAGTATCACCTAGATATCCAAGAATACCTATACCTGCAATTTCTATGCCTTCTTCTGTAATTGCTTGATTTTGTACAATACCAACATACCTAGCCATATCTCTAAGTTGTGCGTCAGTAAACTCTGAAGGATTTACTCGTGTAGAAGTTAAAACAATATTACCCCAAGGAGTTATTGTATTTAAGATTGAATTGGGTGTTGTTTCTAAGCTGAGGTACACATTAAACGTACCGGGAGCCATTAACTTTTCATTTACACTCATGACTTAATTATCCTTACGTACTCATATATGCTGTCCAGATATGCGTCACGCATATTATCTGCTGTATTTTGTCCAGCTGCTGAAGAACCATCTAGAACATAACCTAGAAAAGCTTTCATCTGAGTTCCCGTAAGGTGTATACCACCATTAGTCAAGTCTGTACTAAAGGTAGTTGGAGAGCCTAAGATGAAATAGTTACCTTCAGAATCATTGCTTGAAGATACTATATAACCTGTCCCAGCAGTACTAGCCTCTGCTGTTGTTCTCTCTAAATGTATTTCATCGGCTGTACCATAAGAGTTTATCACAATACTAAAAAATCTTGCGCCTCTTCTTAACGATACATCAAACGTTAACCTACCACTACCATCAGTATTTGCTTGTGATGTGAACCTTAAAGTTCCACACTCAGCATAATTTTTAATTATTTGTACTGTGTTCCATCCATCCCACTCTGTTTGAGAAGAACCCTTACTAACTGCGAATTCTTTTACGCTACGATAGTCGTCGTTTTCCCAAAGAGAAACTGTAAATCTTGATTCTGTATTGCTATTAGTCAAAGTAAATTTAACTAATCCGTTTTCTATAGTTGCTTGGTCAACATTGAGGTTAGGACTTAGTAAGCCATTTCTTACTTTTCCGTTTGTTGATATTTTGACTGCACCCTTTAAATAATCTTCTGGATTACATTCAAACTCTATATTATTACTTCTAATATTACTACCAGAGAAAAACTGCATTGTAGTAGTTGATGTACCATGTTCAGCTATTCTTTCTTCAACAGAAGGAGATGTACCTGTACCAACTGCTGGTATATGTACTGAGAATGCTCCGCTCGGAGGAGAGAAGAATTGTGAATCAGTAGAACTCACACTATGATTATTTTCTAATATAGCTCCAGAAAACTGTGATTCAAATCGTATCTCACCCGGGTTACCTAAATAAGCTAGTGAAATGTTATAACCAAAACCTGCTCCGCCATATCTATTTATAGTTACATCAGAAGAATTAACTCTTACATAACCCTTAAGTGCTGTATCACCTGTATAAGTAAAAGGATGGAAGTGTCCATTCTTAGCCATAGATTCTAATTCATTTCTAATATACTTTACTTCTTCGACATCAAGACCAGTAGCGTTTGTATGAGCAAGAATACCGCTAATTGTTAAATCTCTAGTTCCGTCCATTGCACTATGAGATAAGGACTGTGGAGAAGTAAAACTTAAATGTCCTATTGTAACTTGATGGTCATTCGCCATTAGCACATCTCCTTATTTCTACATTGTTTGCACATACTGTATTTAGGTCCATAAAAGTATTCGCCGCAATTCCAGTCTGATTTACAAGCTTTTAAATAATGTTTTTCTTTATTATCAATCATTATCTACAACAGTTCGCTTCTATCCACGCAAGTCTAGTTTGTATTTCTCTAACTACATTTAGGTCTTGGTCTTGGTCTATAAGTTGTGTTTCAAGACGAGTAATTTGTATTTTCATATCGTCCCATTCCCATTTTTCGATTTGAACATATTGGTTAGTATCATTAGCTATTTCTAGTTTCTGAACTTTTTCAAACAGTACAGCTATATCGCCTTGTACGAATGTGCTTTCTTTTAGCATTTGAAAATCTACTTCAACTTGATTCATTCTGTCATCAATGCCTTGAAGAGTGTTTACTATTTCACCAGCAGTTGATAAACCTGTTCCTATTGTTCCCATAAGAGCAATAGCAGTTGCTATCAAACCTATATTATCTTTTATTTTTGCAAACATTACCTATTCCTCAAACCTGTACCGGATGTTCCTTCTTTTTCTAGCTTGGTAAGTTCTTTTCTAATATTCATAGCCATTTTTCTAGCTGTTATTGGGTCTGCTGGTAATCCAGTAATATTTAGATTCATATTCTCTACTGTAACACCACCAGTTCCTTGACCTGTTTTATTAGAGAATACTGATGTACCACCCGGTGTTGACATAATAACTTCTGGTCCTCTTTCACCTACAAGTGATGACCTACCTATAGGAACGTTACCACCTGTGTAATTCTGCATATCTACTCTTCTACCGGTATAGTATCCGCCTTGACCAATTACTCCCATCGTACCACTTTGGTTTTGGGTCTGCGTGTAATGAGGGTTAGCAAACATTTGTATTCCGTTAAAGACATTATTTGTTCTCATTTCTTCAGATATCTCATTTATAACGTTTTTAGTATGGTTCATAACAGCATTAGTATTATTCAAAAAGTTATTTACTGCTTGGTCTTGATATGAGATAAATCCGGCCATCTCTGTATCCATTGCTACCAATACTTCTTGAACGTATGAAGTAGGTATTCCTAACTCTTTAGCTAGACCCATAAACATGTTGTTAAGGTCTGGATACTTTCTTCTTAGTTTATCTATCTCTATACCATTTTGCATTATTTTAATATTATTCTCTGCGACCATTGCATTGTATTTAGAAGTAGCGTCAGCAATTTTTTGGTATCTTTCCGGCTGTACTTTTAATTGGTCATTGTAAGATTCAATAGCAGAAATTATATCTGGTGATAATCCTTCTGCTCTAGATTTAGCGGCTGCTAGTTCTGCTTCAGCTGCTTTAACTTGCAAGTTTAAGATTTTCTTCTCAACCTCAGACATTGGATTACGCATTTCTTCAAGTTCTTCTCTTGCTGCGTCTAGGTCTAAGTTTTCAGCAACTCCCTGTTCTACTGCTAGTTCTAGGAACTTAACTTCTTTTTCTTTGTCTCGTAAAGATTTCTTTTGACGTGCAGTCATCTTACTGCTTAATTTGTCTCTCATCTTATCTAAACTAAGGCTCATCTGTAATATTTCAAGCTCTTCGCTTGCAGTAACGACTCCTTCTTTACCAAATTTATCTATAGCTTCTAGAACAGCTTCACGTGCTAAATCTACTTCTAACTGTTCCTTCTTTCTAAGACTTATTTGAATATCACCAAAGACTATATCTTGTTGCAGTTCAGCAATTTCTTGTTGAGTATCTCTTATTGCTCTATTTCGTTTTTTGATATCTTCCGTCATTCGGAACATTGACAATAAAGCGTTAAGTTCATCTTCTCTTGCCGATGTTGCAGCTTTGACTAGTTGTAGGTTATCAAAATTGATTTGTGCATTTGCTACTTGTACACTATTTAATCCGTTAGTCTCAAGTATTTGGTCTCTAAGCTCTTGAGTTACTAGCTCACCAGTTCCTTGTATACCCGAAAGTTCTGCATTACTATCAACAAACTGCTGATTAAGGTCTGCAAACGCTGGTGCTAAATTTTCATCCCCGAGTCCTCGCAAAAATGCAACAGCTGTACCAAATGCTTCACCAGTGTCTTCTATACTTGATACTTGTGCAGCTAAACCGATTTGTCCTTGACTGATTAATATTGCTATAGCATTAGTAATGAACGATACTCTATCTTCTAGTTCTTGTGCTCCCGCAATAATATCATCTGGGGATATAAATGATACTTGACTTAACTTGCTATAAGCTGTTCCCAATTCTCCCATTTTGTCTATTTGGTCATTGATATAATTAGTAACATCTATTACAACTTCTCCAAAAGCTTTTGCACTATCTGTTGCTACATCGGTGCTTCCATATACTTTTTTAATAACTTTATCAGCTGTGATTGAGTTTCCAATAAATTCGTCTAAGGTAATAGTTGCACCGCCGGTTTCTTTTTGCATAGCATTGTATCTGTCAACTAATGTTTGAGCACTCTCCGCTAAGAAATCTTGTTCTTTATCAATTCTACTCATGCGAACACCAAGTTCTGATAAAGCGGGGACTTGGTTATTTAAAAATCCTAATTGCCTCTTTTGTGTTTTTGTAAATTCATCTGAACCAGCTTCCGCTCTTGAGAATGCACTTTCGATATTAGTTACAGTGTCATTTATAACATTTCCTGCATTAGCAAAAATCGTAGCGTCATCTAATCCTTTAACGGAAATAAGTTGTAATAATCCTGTCAAATCTCCTTTAGCTAGTAAATCTTCTACTATCTGCAATTCTACACCTATAGCTTTTGCTAACTCTTCTGCTAAGTCTCCTTCTTCTCCAAGAGTATTTTTAACAAAACTTAAAGCACTTCCTCCTTGATTACTACCAAATTCAACTTCTGTACCGGCTATTTGAACTGTTTCAATCTTTATTGGGTCTTGTGTCAAGTCTCCTAAAGCTTTATATTGATTACCTAAAACGCTAAATGCAGTAGATATTTTTTCTGCTTCTTTTACAGATATATCTTTCATAAACTTAGGTATGTTCATAAATGCTCTAACACCAGAAATATTTATATCTTCAAGTTCTTCATTAATAATCTCTAATTCTTTTTTATATATTTTTAATATATCTGATGAGAAACCTTCATTTTGCAATTTATTAAATTCTGCTTGTTTTTCTTCTAATTTACTTTGTAGTGGTACGAATGCAGAAGCAGTTTCAAAAAATATTTTTGCTGAAGCTTTGGAATTTTTATTTGCTCTAGCATTTGCCAAACCGAAGACTGCTATAGCTGCTGCTGCAAGAGCAAGTTGAGGTAACATCATTCGTAGTCCTTGGGTCATTTTCATATACGCCATTGTCTGGTTACCTATTAGTTTACGAGCTTTGACTGCATGGGCTTCCTTACTCTTACTTAAAGCAAGATGTTTTATTTCTTGTCTTGTAAGTTCTTGAAGAGCTACTGCCGCCTTACTTGTCTGAGAAGCTACTTTTGCTTGTATAGATATAAATTTAAAGAAGTTGAATATAGGCATAGCCATAGCAAGACCTAGTGTTGCGAAACCAGCAGTAAGAACTTTCATAGAATTAGACATATTAGTAAAACCTACTTCAGCACTCTTCTCATCATCTGCTGCTGCAAGTGCAACACCAGTAAGTGTTTGTGTCAATGCTTTTGCAAGTGGTAAGAATGTATTACCTATTTCTATACGAAGTTCTGTAAAAGCATTCTTCATCAACTTTGTTTGTGATTTTAAAGTCTCGAATCGTTTAGCAGCCTCTTCGTTAAGAGCATTATTAATTTCAAAAGCAGCATTACCTCTAGCTAATGTTTCAGTAACTAGGTCTCCTGCCTCAGATAGAGCTAACAAAGCTCGAATGGTTCTTTGTTGTTTTAAACCTAATGCGTCAAGAACTTCGACAACATTACCACCTTCAGAACTTAATCTTTGTAGTCCTTGTAAAAATATATTAAATGCTTGTGCTGGATTGTTATCAGCTAATTGTTTAAATTGTTCTGGTAATACTCCCGAAACTCTTGAGAAAACATCAAGCTGTTCTTTTCCACCCTGTATAGCTACAGTTAATTGCTGAAATACACGTGCGACGGCAGTACCACCTGCTTGTGATTGAACACCAACAGCTTGTAAAGCAGTAGCAATTGCTAAAGTATCCGCGGCTGTTGCTCCAGCTACTTTAGCACCTGCTGCTAATCGTAATGATGTAGAAAGTATTTCATCTTCAAGAGCTGCGAAGTTGTTACCTAAGTCAACTAATGAAGAAGCAAGTTTAGATATATCCTCATTTCCGAGCTGGAAAATAGTTTTCATTCTAGCTAAACCAAGTGCAGCAGTTTCAGTTGATAATCTAGTCGCTACTCCTAATTTAGATATTGTTTCAATAAATGTTGGAAGTCCAGTTGATTCAATACCTAACTGACCACCAAGTTCACCGATTGCATTTAATTGATTAGTTGCAATAGGTATTTCTGTTGCAAGTTTTCTGACAGATACAGCTAATTGGTTAAAATCTGCTTCTGAAGCGTCAACAGTTTTTCTAATACCTGCAAAAGAATCTTCGAATTTAGAAGCTGCACCGACTGTAAAAGCCATAGTTGTAGCTAAGCCAGCTAATGTTGTTAATGCTGTAGTACCTACTGCACCAGCAAGACCGCCAAGTTTACCATAAGCACCCATGACCGTAGAGGCTAAGTTGTTTGCTTCTTTCGCCGCCTTATTAGTAGCGTCGTCCATGTCTACTTTGAACGAAACAAGAAAAGGAGCTACACCTCCAGATTTAGCCACTTGCTCCTCCTATATCACCCATAATATCATCAAGAGAAACTCGTTGTCTCGGTTTATTTCTGTTATGTTGTTTTCGAAGGGCCATTTTTAACCTATGTGTATCTGCTTGTTCTTTTTTAACAACTTCACCATCTTCAGTCATTTCTAATTGACGATTACGAAGTATGTTATAGAATGTTGAATTTTCATTTGGCATGAAAGAAATTAATCTTAAAAAACGAAACCATTCAACATTAAGTGGTGACTCAATGTTATATAAGTGAAGAAAGTCTGCTTCTAGTGGCCCATAGAGTTCAAGTATTTCTTGAACGGACCAACTTATTTTGGGGCTTCGGAATCCTCTTCTTCCCCTTCAGCTTCAACCTCTTCTTCCGGTTGTGCTGCTAACCCGTATGCTTCTAGTAAGTAAGAAAGCAAATCATTCATTTGCTCCCAAGTCATACCATTGTTTAACATATCATCCAGAGTTTCTTTGCCCACTAATGAGCCAATCCATTCTGGTAATAAGTCCATCGGGATTACATCACCTTCGTTAGCATATTTCATTTGAGCTAACACTGTTCTTGCAGGTAAAGTAGCGGGTAACTCGTAAGTTTTTCCTGCTACTTTAATCTGCAAAGGTTCTTTATCTGCTTCTAAAGCCTTATCAAAGTCTTTAAATTTTACCACTTTTAATATTCTCCTATCTAATTTTTTAGTTAATATCTAACTCGTCAGTATCGTTAGTGTTGTCTACAACTCTGAAGAGATAGTACGCACCGCCGGAGCTACCAACATTTAAAGTTGTGTCTGGTACAAGAACTTTAAATTCTGTAGCCAAACTTACTTTAGCTGGAGCTTTTTGGTGAGCCATAGCAAAAGAGCCAACGTTCACTGCTCGAGGAACGTGGAATTGCCTGTCTGCACCGGCAGGACCATCTGTGTGTAACACAAGAGCATACTCTGTAAAAGAGTCTGACAATGGAGGTAGATATACATCGTATCCAGAAGAGAAGTTTGATGTTTCGTCTTCTGTGATGGTACCGCCACCCATTGCTATTTGTAACTTACCTTGTCCAGCTTGTGAAAGCTCTCCTGTAAGTCTTACTTCTTGTGCTGATTTAAGAGTTTTAATAGGGTCTACTTCTTCTGCGACCATGACATCTTCAAAAGTTTTATCAACTTCTAATGTCCAGCCATCTTCCGAATATCCGACTTCTTCCCAAGCAACAGTCATCCCGGTCGGGGATACCCATGCTCCGGCAGCGTCATCACCCGGAAATGCTAAAGAACTTGTAGTCCTATCTTTGAAATAGAGAACACCTGTACCAATTAATACTTCAGATATTGTTCCTGTTGTATTATAGCTCATTTGTTATCTCCTAACATATCTTATACTTATACTTAATCAGCTGAGCTCAGCCGACTTTTTCAAGTCGATTTCAGCTTTGCCGGTTATTCTTCTTCAGCAATAAAGAAGTCTTCCACTACCTCATCAACAGATTCATTGTCTTCCTCTGTTAATTTGTCATCCGGTTCTTCCTCATTAGATATCAAGACGCTTATGCGCTCTCCGCCTTGATTATATCTATTTTCTTTGAGGCGCTCCCAGATGTCCGAGTCTATTTCAACCCACTCTTCACTACTAAACACGATTCCGCTCACGGTGTCGCGAACTTTACTCTTGTTTAGTAAAGGATTCATTTTTACTTCTACTTTTTTATTTTTTTTACTCATTAGCCAGTTCCTCTATAATACATAGTTAATGATAGCTGATAATGTCCTAATCCTGTTTCAGTCTCTTCTATTCTTTCGGGAGCTGAATTGACTTCAAAACCAGCAATCACACCTGCTGTATTTGATGTTGGCGTCACAACTCTAGTTTGTCCTGTTTTAAAAGCTGCTTCATAAACTGCATTTGCTAATTGATAAGCAGTTGCATAATCTGGTTGAGAAGTACTAGCTCCACCCCATCTACCTGCATAACAATTTACTTGAAAAACAACACCAGCTATTGCTGCGTCACTTGTGTTACTAATTAAACTTCCTCCTGTAGCGAAAAAAGTTAAAAAGGGTAATTCAGCATTTCTTGGTAGTCTCGTAGCAACTCTTGTGCTAACAACATTTGTAATAATTGCTGTATTGACTGCCCATTCGCGAAAAACTATCTCCGCGTCTGGCGGAAAGTTAACATTTTGGTCTGGCTGTACGCCAACTGCTTTTATACCCATTTGGAAAATTATATCACTTAAAAGTCGAAATCCATGTTAAGAGCGTCATTGAACAATGAATCAACATCAAATGAACTCGCCATATCCTTAGCTAATTGTTGTCCTTTTCGACTTTGAATGCTTTGAAAAGACACATAAGGTCTTTTACCCTTTTTCTTTGAGCTGCCTGCGTCACTTCTACGCTTTCTTGCTTTTATTATTAACTTATTACCATCCTGCTTGGTAGATAAATTGTATACTTCTTTCAGTAATTCAGCACGTCGAGCACCTCTAGCAGTGTCTTCTCCTGTGTTCATATTGTTAAATATCTTAATATATCTCTCTGTATCGTTTAATAATCTCTTAGGAGCATTCTTATATTCAGCTTGCTTTGATAGGTAATTACCTACTTTGTTAAATACCTTCTTATATTTCTCTCCACCTTCGGTTAAGCTACCGCCTCCAGATTCAATAAATACTTTAGCTGCCTGTGAAACAACTTTTGCATTGTCAGTCTTTCTTAGTGGTACAGTCATAGATATATTCATATTCTCTGGTATTGCATTTAAACCTAGTTCTGCTGCTAACTCTTTACTGTAAAAAGCGCCATGAGCTGAATCTATTCTTGGACCCGGTATTCTCTGCTCCATTTGAGACAAGAAACTATGTCCTCTAGATTCTCTATCAAGCATATAACGTTCACTAAGGAAGTCATTTGTTTTTGTATTTTTAAGATAGTCTGGTTTATATTTCTTAAGAGCTGTTTTCTGATTTCTTTGCTTAGCTATTCTTAGCCACTCGTTATAGTATTTTTTAGAATTAGACATACCAACATTAACTTTACTACTTAAGTTATACGCTTTTTTATATTGCTTTCTTGCTACTTCAATAGCTCTTCTGACAAAAAACGTAGGTTGTATATATTTAGTCTTAGGTATATATTTATCTTCTTTTCTACCGCTATACTGACCTCCAAAACCTTTTTTATCTGGATGACTAGTTCTTTGATAATACGGTATGCTTCCACCAAATTCTACAGCCCATATCCATGGAAAATCGGGACTTCCGCCTACTTGTATCTCTGCGTCAAAGAAACTTCCTTTATCCCAATCTGGATGTGCTTCTGTTCCTTTATTTACATGTTTTCCTATTGTAGGTTTAAAGTCTCTTCTTATAATAGAGTTTTGTAGAGCAAGATAAGATTGACCGGGTTTTGTGAACCCAAATACATCTCTGTGTTCATATTTAAATTTAGAATCTTCCGGTGCTAAGTTCTTTACTCCCAGTTTGTTGAATTCTGATTTTTTAGTCATTTTGTCAAAGTCAATAATCTGATTTTGATATTTAGCAGGACCATCTGTCATGCCTAGTAAAAACTGACCACTTGCTACGTCCGGTGCAAAAGCTCTAATATTCATTTCTGTTTGAACTAACATCATCTGTGCTTTTTGTAATACATTGTATTGTTTTTTCATATGAGCATTAGCTGCTGAGCCATTAATTTTCATTTTACCCGAAACGAAAGCTACAGCGTTATTCTGAAAGTTTCTAAATCTTCTGTTTGAAGACAACCCTTTACCTATACCTATACGAAGCATACGAGAAGGTAAAGGTCCTAGACCTAAAGGCTGTACTAATGCGTTAATACCTAAACCAGATAACTTACCAACACCAACACGGCTGGCTCTTTCCGTTAAAGGAGAAAGCTTACCGCTTTCTAATGCTTTAGTTATAGCCTTACCAGTACCCATCATACGAGCTGCTGGGTAAATTAAGTTACGAGCACTAGCAAAGTTTTGTACTACACCTAGGTTTCTAACACCCGGCATTTGTTTCAAAGTACCAGAAGTTTTACCATATCTATATAAGAAGTTTTGAAATGTGTTAGTTTGTTTGCCTTTAGGTTTATTACCTTTAGTTAAAGCTTGATAGGACTTATTATCTATCCATTTACGCGCAGATTGTCCTAGTGTGTTACCCTGTTGGGTTTTTATATATTCTTCGACCATTCCGTCGCTAGGCATATTAAGTCCTTACTAGAGACTGAATAAATTTATAACACTCTTTTCCGTATCTGTCTAATACAGGTTGAACTGTAATGATTTCGTGATATGTTCCACTTCTGTTCATCCTATCCCCCGGAGTTACTGTAACATTTGGTTGTATGTAAACTCTAAATGTTTCAATAGTAGTATTACGTCCGTCTCTATCCTCTTCAGCACCTAATGACTCAAATTTAGCTCTGATACTTGTAGCACTATCTGCCCAAGAGTCAGAAGGTAAACCTCTTTCGTCTATGTTTGTGTCTGAAACAGATTGAATTGAAATTGTCTCTGGTAAATGTCTGCTCTTTAAACCCATAGCTACATTTTACAACAAAAAGTTATAAAAATTGGTTAAGCATGTCTCCCATCATCATTTCTTTATAAATTATGCTATAAAGCATATTGTTCTTACCTAGAACATGAGGATTGTATCCAGTTTCTTTATTGTATGTTTTTACAATATTTAGTAGCTCTACACACAGTTGTTCATATATATTTACTATCTTGGAAAAATCTTTTGACCATTGTGCATTGTTGTCAAGATTAAAAATTACAAAACACCTAAAACCATTTAGTAATATACAAGTAATAGCTTCATGGAATTTGTAATCTTCTTTTTTACCTATCATTGGGAATTCGTAAGCTTTTTGCTTATAAGGTAGAGCTAGACCTAGACTTCCTAGACTTCCTAACTTAGATGGCCAAAACTCTATTGTTTTTGTATTTATGAAATCGTGTAGGTAAAGTATGTCACTAATAATCGGAGCAAAAGCTTTAAATACATTTGGGTCACTCTTGTATGTATCAATAACTTCTTGTTTATTCCAGTAAGAAATAGTTGGTTGGTTATTTGAATCTGTACCATAAACATTATTTCTCAATAAATTTATGTAGCAAAGCACGTCTATCAAATCAATCTTATCTACATATTCAGTACTATCTACAATTTGTTTAAGCCAGTCAAGTTCTTTTTCATCAATCGTTATGTCTGTTTTGTTTGTTATCTTAGAATCTAAACTCTTAATAATTTCTGGTATAACTTTAGGCTCAAATCCAGTAATTAACTTAACTCGTATAAATATTTTGTTTCCTATATCTTCTTTTGACATAGAACGAATAATTTCATACAAATTAGCACCATCAATAATCCCCTGTGTCTTGTCGTCCGATATAGTCAAAGCTGCTCTGTTTACCCCTTCTGAGATATCTACTGTATCTGCATATATAGTTATACCTTGATTTTTAAGATGAAAGTACCCTTTTTCGCCAAACTCTTCTGTGATTGATAATTTTACATCGTCTATCACTTGACTATCTACATCAAGAGTATTGCAATCGGGATGAATAGGTATAATTTGTTTTACACCGGGTCTATCGATAGTTAATTCACGCAAAGGGACGTATAAATTTACTACATAACTTTTTTGATGTAAAGGGTCTGGATTTACAGAATAAGAATTATAAGATAAAAAGTATCTATTTGGTCCTTGTAGTACTTCTTCAGTACCTTCATCTTTTACCATCTGTATTTTATTTTCTTTGCTTTTTGATAACTTTTAAAAGATTTCTCAGATAAATTACTAGGGTCTTTTTCCCAATCAACATCTATAGGTGTTTCAAATCTTACATTCTTGCTAATAAGTCTTTTAGTATCTGATTGACACTTAGGACATTTAATTAAAGGGTCTTCGTGTATTGAGTAAGTTACTTCAAATTCAAAGTAACATTTATGCAGAATACATTGATGTTCATATCTGGGCATTTCTTCTTCTTATCTTCCTTTTATTATTTTTATGACAATCTTTACAAAAGATTTTATAACCATCTTGTGAATTAGGATTTCTACTAAATTCAGATGTCTTTTTTTCTTTTGTGCAAGAAATACATGTTTTTAATTTTTCATCACCGAGTTCTTCTTTTTTTTCTTTTATTAAAGCTAGGCAGGGCATACAGAATTTAGTATATCCATCTAGATATTTTTGTGTTCTTTTAAAATCTTCTACTGCTAACCATTCACGACAGTATTTGCATTCTTTCTCAATTGGGTCTTTTAAACTCTTAAGGGCTTCTTTTTGTGCTTCTTCTACACGTTGACGTAAACCTTCTTCGTCTTGTATCCAAGTTTTAAATCTTTCTAAACCAATTGTCACCTCTTCATAAGTTCTAGGTGTAGTTAAACCACCACGTCCTGTTCTAATAACCTCAAGGATAGCTTCTGCGGTTTCCTCATTGTAAGCACCACGTTGTGGTACTCCAGATTGTATTCTAAGTTGACGAACTCTTTCGTGTGTTACGCCCCATTCATCAGCCCATTCTTGTAACATTTTGCTGGGGTCTTGTGTAAAGAATTCTGTTGCTTCTTCCAGAGACGGAGCTTTTCTATGTACCATAGTCTAATTATACAAAAAATCTGCTTTTAAACGGGTTTAACATAGCCATATCTGAATTGCTTAATACAGGTTGTAAATTCTGTATAACTACATCTCCAAATGCTACGTCGTAATCTCCTACTCTCTCGGTTATGGCTACATCAAAGTTTGTTGTTGATGTATTATCTTCTAAGTGTGAACGAACTACTCCTGTGTCTGCTTTTGCAGAGACTTGTAATGATGTCATTACTAATCTTGCAGCAGCACGAGCAGCTGTAAATTTTATTTGGTCTGGTATATCTGCTGAGGCATATCCTCCAACATAAGTAACTACTATATTTTTAGGTTTGATTCCAGACCATCGTATAGCAATTCTATTAAGTCTTCCATTATCATAATGAACAAAGTCTTTAGTATTACCGGAGGTAAGTGTATTACCATCTTCAGTAAGAGAAGTAATAGACGCAATAGGTATGTGTCTTAGAAATAAATCTTTTTGTTCATTACCGTCAAATGTTTCTACAAACGTTGCTTGTTCAACATCATGACCAAGATACCGCTTAATAGCAGCTTCAACGTATGGTATGAAAGTGTTTGTAACGTGACCTTCAATGGTAGTACTTAAATCTATCTCTAGAAAGGTCTCTACATCACTAGCGCTACAAAGAGCCATTTAAGACTCCTTTATTTATCTTCGGATGGTTTGACAGCTTTGGTTTCGACTTTTTTCTTAGGTGCTGCTTTTTTAGCTGGAGCTTTTTTCTTCTTGTCAGAAGTGCTTTTCCAACCTTGCTCTTTTAACCATTTCTCTGATACTTCTTTTCCTGCTTGTGCAATCTTTGAAGCACCAGATTTAGGTAATTCTGCTAGAGAACCCTCGAAGAAGGAGCCATCCTTCATCTTCCAAATTGTCTTTTCTGGTTTAATAATTGACATAATAAAATCATTTTACCCTATAAAAAGAAGAAAGCCGGTTTTACCCGGCTATCTTCAAATTCCGTACTAACAGATATTACATATTTGTTAGTTTGTGGAAAGCTGCTTCTCTGTAAACAGGGAAACCAACACGCATTGTTGCTCTAATAGCAAGCATGTTCTTTGTGAAATAATCACTATGAGAATCTGTTACCGCTAAATCGATACCTTGTCTCATAACAACATTACAAGCTTCACCGCCACCGAATTTACCAACAAGAACAGTTCCTGCGGCAATTGCGGTAGTAGGAATAACTTTAAGTCCCCAGATTTGTGCTGAAGGACCTGCGCCCATTCCACCAGCTGCTACGAAAAGTGGTGACTTTTCTGCATATCCAGCGGATGAAGTTCCAGCGAAATCAGCACCGACTGATGTGACAATGTCATTCCAGTCATTTGGGTGCATGATAATTGCGTCTGGTTCTGTGAATGCGTTCACTCTGATATCTGTGATAGCACCATAAAGTGCACCAATTTTACCAAGAGTTCCTGCATAGGAGCTAAAGTCTGTGCTTCCTACTGATGCTTTACCAGCGTCTAAGATACCTTCTAAGTTAGGAGCAGTACCATTTCCACTAAGGAGTTGGCTGTCCAATCTTAGACGAATCATTGTTTGCAGTCTACTGTTAATGTATCCTTGGATACCAGCTTCGTCTGCTACTAGTTCATCAGTAACTGGGATAAATATACCCAATTTACGGATAGCTTCTGTTTGCTCTGTGAAAGCTAATGCAGCTTCACCAACAGCAGAACCTTCAGCTGCTTCAGCAGCATTGTTTGTGAAGGTTGTTTCCTCAAGGTATGAGAAAGCATTTTGGTCTGTGTTGATTACATCAAATAATGATATAACAGCATTAGGGTCTCTGAGAGCCGATTCTAGAATCCCGGTTTGTCGTAAAACCTCTGGTGGATAACCAGTTGTGTTTAAAGTTGTTTTTGTCTCAATTTTTGAGTCAACACCTTTAACGCCATTGCTTACGTAATTTTTGTAAGCGTCGGATTCTGTAAATAGCTGCCCAACAGTTTTAACTTCAGCTTCGTTAGAAGCTAAAGGCATTTCTGCAACTGGTTTTGAATCTTCTTGAAGAGCCTTTTCATTGGAAGCTTTTTTCTTCTCAATGCCTAGGTCATCAACTAATTCAGCAAGTTCGTCGTTACGTGACTTAATTTCCTCTTTTTGTTCAGCGGAGTACTTGCCGTCTTCTTGTGACTCAAAAACAGATTTTAATTCTGCTCTTTTAGCAGCAATTTTATCCATGAGTTCGTTTTGATTACTCATTGTTAGATTTCTCCAATCTATAATTGCTTATACTTCTTCTATTTGTTCGATTAAGGATTCAGCAATTAATTGCTGTGCCCTTACCCACTCTGCGTCAAATTCCTCATCGTCAAGTGATTCAGTGTTATCCTCTGGAGTTTCTTCTTCAGCAGCTTCTTCTTCCGGTTCTTCTTCAGTAGATTCCTCTACTGGAGCTTCTTCCTCAGTAACTTCTTCGACCTCAGTTTCAACATCAATAGTATCAGTTGAAGCCTCAGCTACCTCTTCTGTTTCAGCTGGTTCATCTTCCACAGGTTCTTCGTCTATATCTGACAATTCTAAAGCACCCTCAGTTCCGATATCTCCGATGAACTCGTCAATTTCGGTCCAAGCGTCGTTCAAGTCGTCTGCGACTGCACGAAGTGCTTCAGTGGCTTTTACGCCTAATTTTCTCCCGTCTTCGCCACGGAGCATTGCTATTGCTTTTGCTCGGGCTACTAAGTCATCCAATGCAGCAAGCACATCTTTGACTTCTTCAGAGAAAGACTGTGAGCCTTCCTCAGAAACTTCTATATCTTTTTCAGATTTACTTTCGTCATCATTGTATTCTTTCATACAACTTCCTCCACTTCCATACTTGCAATCACCTTTAATTTTTTCCCCAGAATCAGATTTTGTATCATCTTTCATACAAGGTCCGCCATCATGGTATTTACAAGATTTCATTTCTTCAGCGTTCTCTTCTTTTTTTGCTTTCTTAGCTTCGCAAGTACCGCAACATTCATCATCAAACTCTTCTTCGGGGTCAGCTACTTTTGCTACTTCCTTCAATAGTTCAGTATTTGATTTAATTGCGAGTGTATAGGTATCTTGATTTGCTCCAACAAGAACAGGAGAGACTTCATAAACTGTTAAGTCTTTTAAATATCTAGCGTTGGTTGTTCCATCGCTATCTTTGAATTTTTCAAATTCTGAATCGTTAACTTTATAGCCGAATGACCATTGTTGCATATCGCCCATATTCTTAACTAGATTGTAAGCTTCTTTACCAGACTCTGTGTCCATAAAGAACTCACCTTTAAAAATTGCTTTGTCGTCATCTTGAGCTATAGTTCCTTTACCAATAGGCATATCCCATTTGTGAGACCATACCATAGGTACTTGGTCATTTTTAAACCCAGATTTTACTGCGCCCGGTACTACGACATCCCCATCACTATCGAGGGAATTGAACAAGCTAAAGACTGCTTCTACTTGACCGGACTCGTCTTTTAACTCTATGTCTATATTTTTAGATTCGTTATTCATACATCCTTCAATCGTATATTATATAATATATATTTCAGATGTGCGTCTTTTACTATTTTATATTAAGAATTGAGAATTGAGTTTTTTATTGTCTAAAGTCTGATATTATTCTGAGCTGTGAAATAAGCACTTTCACACTTCTATCTGTCTTCTGATGGTCACCATTTTCTAAACGAGCGTATACCATAACAGTTGCTTCTTCATCATTTACTGATGTAACAATACCGTGAACAATTGAAGGTGGGTCTGGGTCTTTCTTGATTGACCAACTGACGGCTTGGCCTACTCTAACTGATTCTGCTTTAGTACCAGATTTCTTAGAAGACAATGGATGTGAACTTGGTAGTAAGTCTTGGTCGTAAGGTTTTCTTCTAAATTTACCAGTTCTTAGTGCTCTTATAAAACCGTTGACACGGGCCATTGCCCACTGGTCAGCAGATGTAACATTACCTCTTACTGAACCGGGGTTAGTTCTGTATGCACCAACACCTCTGTTGAATACTGCAATAAGCATTCTTAGTGTTGCTCTATGTTTAGGATTCTTAGAGTTATGGTCTTCTACTTTATTAGTAAGAGCGGTTCTAACTCTATCAGATACTGCTTTTAACAAGTAATCTTCTGCTATATCAAGAGATTTTTTTCTACGTTCTCTAACAACTTTTTTGTAATCATTAACAACTGACTTCATTTGTGAAACACCACCAGCAGTTACACCTCCCCATTTCATAACAGCAATAGTTCCGTTAAGTCTGTTATTTTTCTTGTGACGATTCATAAAGCGTTCTCTTCTCTTAACCCAGTTAAGTACTGACTCACTTCTATCTCCGCCTTTGTAGGCAGTCCATCTGTTGTAAGCGTCATTACCAGTAAATGAAGTAGGAGGATTACCACCGGTACCTGCTCTTCTCCAAATCTCTGGCCAGTTTTCTTTTAAATCTTTAACATAAGCGTGAC